AGTATCAATACAAAACCGGCAGTATGCTTCATACAAAGCATTCTTCTCCACAATACAATCGTTTCCAAGCTCACAATAGTTAGATACAAACGCATGAATGCTATCGCTGTCTTGTCTAAGAGCTTCCACGTATCTGTCACTCATACTTGTTCTGGGGATTTCCTTCAACGGAAGTAGCCGTAACAGATAGGGGATGACTTGGGATACGCTTTCCTCGCTACAAAGATCATTGACATACTCGTTGTTCAAAAACAGTTCCCTGTTCATGAACAGAATCCTCATGCGCTTGTAGAATGCATTGGATTTTTCTTCCAGCTGCAAGGGTAACTGATTGAATGAGAAAATCAGCTTACAAAACGGTACAAAGAAGAAGGGCTCCTTTCCTTTCCGTTCGTGCATAATTTGGTCGCCACCGGTTATCTTCTTCAAGTTCTCAATAGAGGACAGAGGCAAGGACGAGTTATCTGCGCAAGAGTTGAGCAAGCGGTTATACAGCTGAGCTGGATAAAACCGCATATTCAGCTCGTGCATGCTCAGAGAGGACACGTTTTGTTTACCCACAAGAGTCTCAAAGAACCGAATCAAGACGGATTTACCGGTGTTGGATTGTCCGCAAAGAATCATGAAAGTCTTCAAACCATAGTCCAGCGTCAAGCAATAGGCCATGTATTTTAGCAGCATCTTGACATCTTCTTTAGGAAGTTTGGTCTTCTGGAAGAAATCAAACAGTTTAGTCTCTTTGAAAGGAACATACTCCCCAATGGAATGGGGGATTTGAAGAGTCTGAAGGTACTTGCTATCGTGAGGGAGAAGCTCCTTCTTGTCGATATCCCATACACCATTCTGAAAGTTGATAAGATTCTTGTCACGGTTGAGTTCAAGAGCTGTCCGCTGTAAGCGAGTGTCATCAGTTATGAGACGGTATGCCTCCATGATCCGAGTCTGAGTAATCAAGTTGTCTACAACAATCATATCCTTAATGGCGTTGCGAACATAACTACTAGCTTCAGAGTATACCCCGTCTTTGTATTGATAGCACTCTCCTCCGAGTACAAAGATGTCCCCACGGTTTACGAACGAGTCACAGATTGCTCTGTAGTTCACACCATTTGGTATGCCCTTGCCATTGTAGAGTAGATAAGGATTGTCAAACTGTTTGGCAGCCTCATAGTTCTTGGTGTTCTCTATGATCCGCTCAAGCTCAGAATCTTCCATAGGTTCATCAAAGATGTATTTGTTTATGACTCGAGCTATCTGATCAATTTGTTCATCATCAGCGCCTCTGTTCTTATAAGCCATGAGGTGAGCAAACAAGGTAGCATTACGGCCATCCCCATCTTTGAGTCCGAGCAGAGTCTCCTTCCGGTTGACCATAGGTGTCCATTCAGGAGGCAGCTCCGCAATCTGTCTGCACTTATTGAAGGAACGATTTTCTGAACCCCAAGGGAGAATCACATAGCCTTTGTTGGCACACCGGAAATCACACTTTAATCCACAAGGCAAGACCATACCGACTTTCTGAGGGTACTCCTTGTCGCATTTGAAGTACAGGTGAAGCCCCTTGGGAGTCTTGGCCATCAGAGTCTTAAGACCAAGAGCCTTGATGACTTTTAGAGCTTCTTCCTTGCCCTGGTCAATGTCAACGACTATGTAACCGGTGCGAACCCACCAACCAATCTGACCTCCAGAGAAGAGATGAGCGTCAGCAGCAGCTTCATTTACGATAGCTGTGTCCAAACGCTTCTTGCCCATGCAACGAACGTATGAGTCTTGTCCTATCAAGCGATTGAATTCGCTCAATGTCATGGGCATAGATTAGTCCTCCTTCGGGTTGAAGTTCTTGCCAGTTCCTCGGCATTCATAGCACTTGCCGCCGAGTTTGAGCTCAGAAAAGTTCTTGTAATAGCTACAGCCAACGCAAGTACAACCGATGTTATCAAACAAGGACAACTGATTCGGATCAGTAGGAGGAATGTCTCGATAGAGAGTAGTCTCTTCCATAGACTCAGATTGACTCAACCAATAGGCCAGACGACCAATCTTCCCAGAGATACGAGTCCTCAAGTCTTCAGCTTTGATATCAAAGATGTTCATGATGTGATCCAAAACGATAACCACATCTGCTACCTCATCCACAGCTCGGTCATAGAGCTCCTTCCTAGCTTTCTCAGGAGACTCATAGCGAGGGAACTTAGCACACACTGCAGCCAACTCACAGAGTTCCTCATTAGATACAAGAATCTGTGCAGTATCGCCATAGGTGCTTCTGGCCTTTGCCAAGATATCCAGCTGAGCTTGGCTCAATCCAATGTATTCCATAATCAATCCTCCTTATCGGTCAGACAGGTCTTCACGCCAGTCTGTAATGTGATAGCATCTTACATTGTACCGTTCAAAGAGCGCTCTGGTATAATCACTGATCTCAGCTGTGCCACCATAGTACACCTCGTAGATACCAGCCTGAATCAATGCCTTGGCACAGCTCTCACAAGGATACCGTGTAACATAGGCTACTGATCGATCCAATGAGATCCCATAACGAGCCGCAGAAGCAATAGCATCAATCTCACTATGAATAGCTCTGCAATCACCAGAGTTTCGATGATTCTTGCTGTCATCCCCATACAGCTCAACCCTCAAGCAGCCCCTGGGGGATTTGCACAGATCAGGCATGGCTCTGTTAGCTCCAAAAGCCAAGACATTATTGCTAGTCAAGGATACAATGGCACAACCCACAGCCACCTTATTACAACCGCTGTGCTGCTTTGCATACGTTTCGGCCATATCCAGCCAACTCTTGTTACTCATAAGATCCTCCCATCAATTTGTCAATCACTCTCCAATTGAACTTTATGCTTTCTACTCCACCTCGAGTAGTTGATACACGGACTGCAGGGTCATTACCACAGGCCTTCAGGAATTGCTTCACACGTCGGTGCTGCTTCTCAGAAATCGATCCAAGCTCGGAAGCGTTACAACCCCCTTTCCCAGCACCCATAGCAGGACAGTCATATTGTATCAGCGGAGTCTGTACACACTCAAGTCTTTGTTGATAGCACTCCAGTTGTAAGAATAGGTCTTCATTGCCTACAACCTTGTTGCTGTAGTATCGGAGTCCCTCAGCTACGATGCGCTCCACATTTATGCCCACAGCTTGTTGAAGTTGTACCCTGCGATTGGTTTTGAGAGCACTTTTCTTCATACTCCAACTGAAAGGTCTGTATGTTGCTCCAAACATAGCTTCGTCTTTCCACAGACTCTCCCACTTTCTGAGGACTCTCTGCCAATCTTCAGGATAACCCCGTACCGTGCCTGAAGCACGTACAATCTGGCGCTCCTCGTCCCATACTGACAGATCTAATCGTGTAACGTCATCATCCAACATGAACGCCCGAGGGATGCCGTGTACCGAAGCATACCGTAGCATTGCTGCTCGAGTCTCACCGATGTCGTGTACGTTTTTCAAGGCTATCAGTTTGGTGTTGGGACGTTTCTTGATCCAAGCATAGTCCTCCAATTCTTCCTTGCGTACAAACACATACAGAGGAAAGTCCCAATTCATTGAACGAACAAGTAGAGTAGCTCTGGGACGCTTATAAGATGGAACAAATACAGGTATCATACAGCCACCTTCTCAAAGAAACGAACCCCGCCAATCTCGCATACAAAGATCTGATTCTCGTGATAGCTGCTGTAACCATATGAGGGATTATAGAAAACTTGAGCATTCCCCGAGTCCTCATAGACTTCTCCACAGAGAAAGACTCTGTCACAGATCTCTTGTATAAAATCACTGGTGTATGAGTGGGGGCTTGTGTATTGATAGTTGATACAGACTTCTTCAGGAGTCCAACCGTTTTCTGTAGCCGCATTCATAATAGCCTGACAGACGGCCAAGGTTAGATCTTCGTTGTATTCTCCGCCAGTCTCAGCCATAACTACACGACATACATAATCATAGTCATACTCCAGAGCCGGAGGATTGGATGTATCAGGGCTGAGAACAATCTTGGGAGGAGGAGAAATCACAACAGGGAAACTAACCTCAGAGTAAACCACCTTGGACTCTCTGTCTAGAGGCTTGCTGTTTTCGGTGATCTCCTGTACGATCTTTACCACGGTACAAAGGAATACCAAGGATGTAACAAACAGCAGTAGTAGCCACACTGCGGTCATTATTCGATCTCGACGAACCTCATTTCTTGTTTTCATTGATGAACCTCCTTATATTTCTTCCTGGGTCTGCCTGTTCCTTTGATAGCTCTCACATACTTGCTCAACTCACAGAAACAGTTCTCCAAGCTCATGACATTAAAACAGCGATCATACTCAGGCAGATCTGTAAAGAGCGCTTCGCAACTGAATTTCCCTTTGGTCTTGTTTTTGAAGATAGATTCAAGGTTGTCTCTCAGCCAAAACAGACACTCTTCTGGGGTCATACCGTCTGTGTCCTTAAACAGAAATCTCAGTCCCATTCTACAGCCAGGACCTGCTACAGTGAACTCATTCTCACTGAAAGGAAACTCTTCTATGTAGGTCATGTCTACAAAGATTTGGTAGGCCAGAAATCCCCCAAAACCGTTGTAACTACACAGGATTTTGAACACCTCTTTTTGATTGGCTGCAGACTTGATTTTGCTGACAACGTCATCGTCTATGAGGACTTTCATAAACCATAGCACTCTCATTTCTGCACTGTTTTTAGGATCGTCCTTGGGTAGATACCACTTCAGCGCTCTCTTCAGTCCTCCAGTGATGAATGCTCCAGTGAAGAACACCCTATGAGGATCTTCTGCTTGGGCAGCTTCAAACAGAGCACGATACCACTCAGGATCCCATTCTGAGAGTTTGTATTCATGAAATGGTATGGGTTGAGAGATCAACTCAGAGGTCTCATGTTTGTTGTATAGCCGGAACAAAATGCAGTTCAAAAGCTTGTCTGGGTAAGACAGATCAGGGTTGCTTGTAATGTTCTTGATCAACCACTTGGTTTCTCTGTCATGTTCTCTTCTCACGTTGGTAAACCTGTATTCTTGTAATACAGGATCCTTTGTCCAAGGAGAAGGCAAACCCTGAACATCTTTCCGCAGATGGATCTTGTACCGTCTTACAATGAACTGATACAAATATCTAAGTATTTCAGGATCTACCACAGGCTCTGCTTTGAGAATTCTACTCTTCTTCACCCCGCAATAGGGCACATCTTTGGGTTTGCTCTTCAAGGAGTCACCTCCATACACTTGGACGCATACATGTCAGCTGTGTAGGTGAAGAGAACATTTGGGAACTTCCGAATAGCTTTATCAAAGCCATCCCAATCCTCAGTCTCATAAGCACCCATGTGGAACCTGATACACAATTCCTCTTCTTCGGTGAGCTCCATGACCTTCTTGAGCTTGAGAACAGAATCGTTACCGTGGCCGCCGAGATTCTCATACTCAGGATTGTCCTGATAGAAGGTCTCCATCTCCTGAGTGACCGTGTTCATGTCCTGGTATGCTTTGTAACGGTTGATCTTTGTAGTGTCGTGAAGCATACCGATAATGATGGGGCTTTCGGGTCTACCCCAGGGAGAACACAGACCGGCTTCAGTGAACTGAAGTAACTTCACTGTTACATTCAGACTGTGCTCAAACAGACCTCCAGAATAGGCGGCATGAAAGTGCTTAGATGCGGGAGCACGATAGAAATCGGTGCCATTGAGCCATGCCAAAGGAAATACATCCAGGCTGACTCCGCTTTTGATGAGGGCTTCTGTGAGAGCCGCTATGCGCTGGGACTCAGACATTGTTTTGACAGAAAGCTGATAATCCATAGCAAAACCTCCAATTGATATAACCCAAGTATACTCCTTCGGACGGAAAAAAGAAAGTCACGAATTCGGGCGAACAGAACAAGGATTCCTTTGATTTCCGGTGTTATCCTTGTTCCGTCCTACCCTTTTCGCACCTTTTCATTTATGCCTTCAAGGATCTCTTCCCCATGGCGGAACGTCCATCAGCCACACCGGAGTAAAAAGCATCCTTGTAAGCACGATTCCATGTGGTAGTCTTGCCCTTGAATGTACCCACGTTGGGGAAACGGGCAGCATAGGCGTCCTTCACATCCTGAGTTACAACCACAGCCAGAGCTACAGTCTGGGCATCTACAGCCTCCTTAAGACCAGACAGGAATCCGGCTGCATAGCCGTTGTAGATGTCAGAAGCACCTGCAACAGCTGTGGACTTAAGACCATGCTCTTTGCACACACGGTTCATGCCACGCTCCATCGTACGGTGCATAAACTGCATACACTCCTTGGCAGCTTTGGCATTGTCCTCTCGGCCAAAGAAACCACACCTGTGCTCTGCTGAGATCAGGGGCTTACAAGCGAAAGCATCAGCGATGATGTTGAGCAACCGTCTTGCTCTGGGATTGGCCTTGACATTGGAGACCTCGAAGGAGTACTTGATCTTTTCCTTGCCGCCCAGAGACTCCATGTCGAGATTGTACTGGGCCATCAGCTCCTGTGCTTTGAGGAGAGCTGCCTGAGCCTCCTCTTCGTTGGGATTGTTGCCTGCCAGGTTGAGCAGCTTCTGGATCTTGTCGGCGATTTTGTTCATGTCAGTCATTGTCTTGTCCTCCTCAAAATACAGTGGGATAGCCCAGGGTCATTCCGATGCGGTTAGCAAACTTGGGATTCTTGGCGTTCAGCTGAGCATCAGTTACTTTGTCAAATGTCAGGTACTTGTTTGACTTGGTCCAGAAACTGATGGTATCCTTGGTCTCCTCTTCGACCTTGAACCAGCCAATGATCATGCCGGTAAAGGCTTTGAGCTCAACAACCATATCGGCCTCATCCCACTTGCTGTACCAACGCTTGAGGGTGCTTTCAGAAACAAACTTGTCCTCCTTGCCGCCCATCTGAACCAGGTTCACCTTGTTGCCCATCGTGATCATCTCATTCAGAGCATACACCTTACCAGTGCGCTTATCCTTGTAAATCGTAACCATCTTGTAATCCTCCTTGTCATCAGTTAGCCAAACGAGCCATCAAATTATAGAGCATCTCATGATCAGACCAAGAAATCTTTCCGAGTCCAAAAGAACTATCAATCATACCATAGATCTCATCCGCAGGAGTACCCTCAGAAATGGCTTTGATTATCTGCTTGAATGTCATATTGTAATCCTCCTTAAGATTTAGCGTTTGTTCAGTTCTTCAACTACTTTGAAGATCATATCAGAATAGAATTGATCTCCTGTCTCAGATGCGAGCTTCTTCAGAGCTTCCAAGCTGTCGTTCAGTTGTTCCGTGGTATACTTCTCAAACATTTTGTAATCCTCCTTGAAGTTCGATGTACTTTTAACTTACAAGCATATTATAACTCGTCTCTTCCCAAAAGTAAAGTTGTAGTTTTACAAGAATAAGTTAGCGATTTTGTAGGATTTAATGATTTTTAAGCTCTTTATCCAAGTTAGAAGTTATCAAATCTGGGTGTTTTGAGGAAAAATCAAGAATTTTAAGAAATTTTATACACATAGAATAAGCCCCTGACAGGATTTCTCCCATCAGGGGCGTCTTCACCCATCAACAGCGGAGCGCATATTAGCATTGATCACAGAGCACCACCTCCTCTGATCAGCACCTCATTGCGCAGACCATACAAAAAGTCTCCATTGGTAACTTTACCTGTGATGTCGTTGAAGTTTCCTCCGATCACCTTCTGAATGGTCTCCACAGGGGCTGTAAGATACACGGTCTCCACGCAAGTCCGGATGCATCTTTCAATGGTAGTGGTCTTGACTCCATAATAGGTAGCTACTTGCTCGTACAAGCCTCCGGACTTAGAAAGAGGCAATCTGTTCTTCGGATTTTCCAACAGGATCTCCACTGCTTTGAAGATGTAGTCGTATCCTTTGTTGCGCATCGGAACACAGAGTTCCTTCATCAGGGAATGGATCTGGCTGGTATAAATGCTGTTCATAGTTGCTCCTCCTGTAAGTAGTTCTTTATTCTTTTCAACAGATTGTGTATCTGATGACCCTCGTAGGCACAAGATGCCCTATCAAAATGAGATTTCTCAAGAGTTTTAGTCTTAGCAATTGCTGTGTCTAGCAAGGCTTGGATGTCTTCAAAATCCTCCTTGCTTAGGAAGAAAGCCTGTCTGATCATGGTCTCACCTCAATGTAAGAAAGATGCAGATTGCTGCCATAAACATGATGCCATAGACGATCAGCGCTTCTGCAATCATGTATTGTCCTCCTCGATATCTGCAAGGTTGAGCTGTACCACCGCTGCTACCGAAGCACAATCCACATATAGAGGTACACCAGCGATACAACCTGTATAGGACAACCCGAGGAATTCTCCGGTCACCTTGTTGCGTACACAAGAGATTTTGTCAGCGATCACATCAAAATACTGACCTGACTTGAGAAAGATTCTGAACGTATACATCATTCTGCCTCCTGTTCATTTAGATCTACTGCATTAACAACAGTCACTGTTTCACAGTTACCATCTTCTGAGATGACTACATAACTCGGGCAAGAGCAATAACCGTCCTCGTTTTCTATGCAATCTCTACAGTTACATCTCATAAGAGTTTCTCCTTATCTCCTGCTCCATAATACACAGCGGCGTGTGCTCCCGTATCCACGCAGCGATCCATGCTCTGCTCTCTGCTGTGCCTATTGGTTTCTTCTTTGGTGGCAGTTCTCCGTTCTTTGCGGCAATGGCAGTGGGGTTATGCTTATGCTCTCCCATCACCTCACCGCCTTTCCCCAGAACTTGCGACGGCATTCATAACAGTTTGTTCCACGGCAAGCAGCTATGAGTTTGTTAAACTCTTCGCCTTTGCATAGCTGCTTGGGGCAAATAATTACATTACCTTCTTTGTCCAGTTGCGTAGCTGGCCATTGCTCTAGAAATACATCTTGTCGTGTCTTGCAAGGATGTTCAACAATCCATTCCTCCAGCAGCTTTAGCTGCTTGTCTGCTTCACAGCCAAGGTGTATGCTAAACTTACATGACTCACCTGTATAGGCTGGACATCCAAAGCAATCGTCATATGTTTTGCACATACGAGTCCGCTCCTTGATGAAGTCAATTGCATCCATCACTCCACCTCCTTCTGTGCATTGCGGTCAATGATAGTCGCAGGTTGAATAGCTGACAGCACGATGGACCCGTTGGTCATAACGAGGACAGCTCTTGTCCGGCGACCATAGGTGGAGTCAACGCAACGACCAGAGTCCTTGGCCTCCTGCACCATGCGCTTGATGGGTGCAGATTCGGGACTGACGATAGCCACAACATGCTCCGAGTTAACAAAGTTGTTGTAACCGATGTTCATACTCAACATTATGAGTCCTCCTTTGATGTATTGATGAGCCACAACTCACCATTGATGAATACAGCACGAATGGGGAATTTGAATCTTTTGGCGCAGGTTGTAATGCTTTTTCTCGCTGATCGGATGTCTCGGTGAGAGAATTCAGACACCTTGGCAGCATAACACCCGATGTTAAGAAAGTCTTTCAACTCTCTCTTCAGATCAGTCCAATTGTATGGACGAGGTTGTGCGTAGTTCTGTTTGGGTAACTGTGTTATGTCGGTGCAGAAGTCTGTAAACTTCATTGTGCCCCCTCCTTGTATCCAGTGTTGATCAGATACACCTCGTTCTGGACGAGGAGCACCTGTATGGTCTGGCGATAGTATCGTTGGACGGCTGAACTGAGTGATGATCTCAATGACGCTGTGTTCTTGTACTCGCCAGGAGAAATAGTTACTCTCGCAGCGAAACAGTTGAGGTTCAGAAAGTCCTCCAAGTGCTGCTTGATACTGTGCGGTGAACAGTATTTATGGGGTCTAGATAGAGCATCAAACTCTTGACGAGAAACGGGTTCAAAATCCATAGGACACGATCCTTTCAAGTTAAAATGGTCGAGGTGCTATTTTAGGGAGGGAGGTGTTACTTTACCTCACCCCGAGATTTGCGGGCGAAATAGGATGAGAGGAATTTGGTCGAGGCAGCAGTACTCACGTCGGGCGAGGACGCTGCTTTCATACGGGTGTGCTTCTCTTTGAGGAGTATGTAGTCTTTGTAGGACTGGCAGGTAGAGTGACATTTGACGGAGCGACGGGTACAGTCCTTACATGGAGCTGTGGGGAATATGGTGCTCAAGTACGGTCACCTCCTCTCCGGTGGGGATTGTCCAAGTATGCGATGAGTTTACCGAACAAGTGGGCCACGGTGGCGGCACCAATGATTACAAAGATGAGAGTAGTGGTGTCCATTAAGCGTTGTCCTCCTTGGTGTATTTATGGTCATCAACCGAACATCAGAATAGTGACGTCGTCACCAAATGACTGAGCTTCCGCCACGATCGCCTCATAGTCTTCCTGGGCGATGTCATTGTAGCACATAGGGCTGAGAGTAGAGTCTATGGGGTTGATGATCAACTGCTTGAGAATCGGGTTGTAGACGAGAGAGCAGCGCTCAGTCTTGTCAGTGATGGGGTTGCGAAAAGTCGCCTTGTAAGCGGGACACTCAATATCGGGAATTCTGACGGTCATAGTGATGATCTCCTTTCAGTTATCAGTTGAAACACACAGCGCAAGGGAAGTCACGAATGAGATCCGGCTGCTGATCCAGGGGAATGAGAGAATCGGAAACGGTATGGTACCAACCGCTCTGTCCGAGCGTGGAGTAGTAGCGAATCCCATAGAAACGGAACAGGATGTTCTCCAGGGCTTGAGTTTCCCTGACTTCGGCCTCGTTCACGGCACAGAGCAGTGCGGAAGCTCCAGGATCCATGGTGTATGCGGGAACTTGACGGAGCAGGTTGTACATATTGACGATCTGGTTGTAGATGTTGTAAGCAATACGCAGGTCGTTGGTAGCATCCTTGCCATAGGATACGATGTCCTCGTATCTGCGCTTGAGAACTCTCAGGGACAGATCAACAGTGCTGGCGATGGTACGATGATTAGTAGTAGACATAGGTGTGACCTCCTTAGAACTGAATGGCGAAACGGTACTTGTAGGTGACTTCAATCTGCTGAGCGATCAACGCCGGAGACATACCCTTGAAAGAGGTGGTGTACTTGCGAAGGTAGGTTTCATACGCAGATTTGGAATCGGGGATACGATTGGCAAGGATGTAGTGCTTGTAGTTGTTGTATTTCATGATAGCGCTCCTTTCAGATTTAGAGAGGATTGAGCTGAGGTTGCCTTTCGCAGCTGTTTGACTCACTTTCTATTTGGAAAGGTATTGCCCAGGGAGCATTCTGTTTTATCCTCAGCTCAACTTACAGTCATATTATAACTCCGATTGTCTCAAAAGTAAAGGGGTTTTTCAAAATTTTGTAAAAATTTTTTCTCGGAAATTTTGGAATACAGGGTTGGGCTTGTAAAATCATGGCTTTTACTCGACGGGGAAATGAAAAATAGGCGCATTATGGGGAAAATTAGGCGTAAATTAGGCTTTTAGAGGGTGAAAAATCGGAAAATCCTTGGCTTTTACTTCACGGGGAAAAGTGAAAATAGGTAAATTAGGCGTGGAAAACGTGTAATATGTGGGGTTTGCGGCCGCCTAATTTTCCGGCGATATTATTATATATAGTAATTTTTACCTTTTCTCTATATTATTTTTATAAATTTTTCTCTATAATGAAGTAGGGAGGCATAAAATTAGGCGTGGTGCAAACTTGTTTGAAACCGTGACTTGCTTGGGGTGGTTTCGCCTAATTTTGCTTTACTTCACGAAGTAAAGTATTGTAAAATACCAAGAACTTGTAACTTGTAAAATTCCGCCTAATTTTAAAATGAAATTAGGCGAAAACCAAGGAATTCCGCCTAATTTTAAAATGAAACCCCAATCTTGGTAAATTTTCTTTAGGAGAAACTTTATTGGGGAGTATACGGATAGTAATCGAAAGTTTCTCGAGGAGAGGTATTTTTAGTCGGGGAGTTTCTTTAAGAGAAAATTTTAGCTGAAAATGTAACTTCTGCTAGTAAAAGCTTTACTTTTTTCAAGGAAAGTAGTATGATAAAAGCGTGAAAATACTTGGAATTCTCGGGGGTATACGGATAGTAATCGCCCCGGATACTGGAAAGCGAGGAATAGACGTGACTGGCAGTGCGAAGCTTATTCATAAAGTAGTGATCGATGCTCCCAAACATCCGGTTGTACGCAGTCTATGGATCGATGAACGTCATGTGAAGATAGATTTCAGAGGGATCTGGCTCCCCCTTAGACCAAGTGCTGCCAAGGGTAATGGACAGCGACCCTTGTTCTTGTCGGTAGAGGATTTGAAGGCTAAGTGCGATGCATACTTTGAGAGTTGTATGGGTTACACGTTCAACAAGAACGGCGAGATTGTTATGGGTGAAGACGGAAAGCCTGTAAGAGTACAAGTTCGCCCATACACGGTCTCTGGTTTCGCAAGAGCTTTGGGATTGTCTACTGTAACAATGATGCAGTACAGAGGAGGTGCTATCGATGTGATTCTTGATGAAATGCGCTGCGATACAAATGATACGCTAACTTTTGCGCGCGTCTTGAACGATGCCAGGCAGCGCATTGAGGAATATGTTGAGAGTCGTTTGTACGATCGAGACGGTCAGGGCGGTGCTCGTCATGTACTTGATTGTGCATATGGCGCCAAGTGGGTTACTTCCAAGGAGCGAGCTGAGATCGACAGAATGAGTCGTGAGATGAAGCTGCGGCTGGAAGAGTTCAACATGAAGAAAAAGCTGCTTGAAGAGGGCGGCGATGATGATTCTATTACAATTAACGTAGTCCGAGCAAAGGCGAAAGGAGAAGAGTGATGACGACCAACGAAAAGGACTTCCTGCACTTTCTGAAGACCAGAGAGTTCTCCCCGGAGTTGGTGGGAAAGTACGGTATTCCCAAGATTCCTGGCGTAAAGTTCAAGAAATTGGACAAACAACACCTCATCGGGTTCAACTACTGTACCAAGCCCGAGAACATTGTGGATAGAGAGGATGAACTGGTACATTTCTATCTGCCTGATGCCTACATTGAGCGAGTCTGGGACAATCCTGACTACTATGCCACGATCTTGAGCCAGTATAGAGGCATCATTCAGCCCGATCTCAGTCAGTACACTACGATGCCCAGAGCAATGCAGATCTGGAACTACTACAGGAACATGTGGCTGGCAGCGTATCTCAGTTCCCTTGGCATTCGAGTTGTACCCTCGGCTCAGTGGAGTGATGAAGAGTCCTTTGAATATTGTTTCGACGGTATGCCTGAAGGCTCTTGTATCTGTGTAAGCACAGTTGGTTGTATGCAGAATCCCAATGCGAGGATGCTGTTTAACAGAGGTTTCAGTGAGATGCTCAAACGGCTCAAGCCCAGCCAGTTGATTTTGTACGGTGTCATTGATGACGATATTCGTTCACGTGTAGGGAAGATCCCTTATGTACACCAGGACAGCGAAATGAAGGTCAGAATTGACAATTACAAATCAAAAGTATAAACTTTAAGAAAAGGGCTTTACTTTTGGTTTGGGAAAGAGTATAATAAGGTATCTAATCTTTAGGAGGTACAAAATCATGTTGAAAATCAGTTTACAGTTCTTTGGTAGTAGAGGCAGCAGTGGAGGCAAAGGTGGCGGAGGTGGAGCTTCCGGTGGTGGAGCTCTCAATCAAAGTCAGGTGGCAACTAGACTGAGCAACTTGGCGTATTCTGCCCAAAATATGACGGCGTCTGAACGAGAGTCTACCATGACGGATATCGCAAAACAAGCAGCTCCTGGTACAACTATTTCTGTAGACAACAGAGCAATAGGCGGTTTCAGAGGTTCCTCCTCAGGTACAGCTTATGAATTCCGTAAAACATCAAACGGTGACTGGGAAGAGATCTTTGGCGATTACAGTACTATTTCCAGCTCTAAATTAGCAAGTATGTACGTTAACAGCCGAGGTTTCAAGAGACGAATCAGATGACAGGGGATCAAACATGACCTATCAGGAAGCTTGGAAAATCGTTCTTGGTGCCCTTGAAAGCACCTATGATGACAACGTGAAGGACGCTTTGTTCCTCCTAGCTGAGGCTGCAAGCAAACAGGATGAGCTTGAGGAGATCAGAAAAGCAGCCCTGGATCAAATGCTGGAGTGAGGGATGAGCTGTGGAAATCTACAAGGAGGTCAATCCTCGGTTTGAAAATTTCATATGGGATTGGGACTACACCAAGTATCTACTTGTGGGAGGTTATGGCTCGTCTAAGTCCTATCATATTGCTTGTAAAATCATTTTCAAGTGCCTCATGGAGAAGCGCAAAGTGTTGGTTGTTCGTGAGGTATATGATACCCTGAGAGAGTCCTGCTACGATCTGTTGGTGGAAATCCTTGATGAGTTGGATCTGATTGGTCAAAGCTCCAAGAAGGTGCACTGTACTACATCTCCGCTCGGTATACGGTTTCCCAATGGCAGCAAAATCATATTCAAGGGTATGGACAAGCCTAGCAAGCTGAAGTCCATCAATGGCGTGACGATTGTATGGCTTGAGGAGTGTTCTGAGATCAAATACGATGGTTATAAGGAACTCCTCGGCCGTCTTCGTCACCCTACACTACCTTTACACTTCATCATGAGCACTAACCCCGTCGGCACGGAAAACTGGGTTTACACACATTTCTTCAAGCGAGTAGACGAGGAGGGACGGGAACACGTTGTCTTAGACGACGAGCTGTTGTACAAACGGCGCACCATCGTCAAGAATGGGGTCTATTATCACCATAGCGTCGCCGATGACAATCTGTTCCTCCCTCCCTCCTACATTGAGACTCTGAATGAGATGAAGGAGTATGACCCTGATTTGTACAGAGTTGCTCGTTTGGGTAGATTCGGCCTGAATGGTAGACAGGTGTTGCCTCAGTTTGAGGTGGCCAATAGTCATGCTGAAGTGATTGCGGCTGTACGGAAAATCCCTGAGAAATTCCGCTTCTGCGGTATGGACTTTGGTTTTGAAGAGTCTTACAACGCTGTAATCAAGTGTGCTGTAGACGATACGGCCAAGGTTTTGTACATTTACTATGAATATTACAAGAACAGGATGACGGACGACAAGACGGAGAAGGAGCTCAAGAAGGATGGATTGGATAAAGTACAGATTATCGCCGACTGTGAAGATCCCAAGGCCATTGCCTTTTATCGTCAATCCGGTTTCAGGATGCGTGGCTGCCACAAATGGGCGGGCTCAAGATTGGCGAATACAAGGAAGGTCAAGCGATTCCGTCGCATCATCTGCAGTCCCAATTGTCCCAACACGATACGAGAACTTCGTACTCTAACGTATGCAAAAGACAACCAAGGCAATCTCGTCTATGACGAGTTTAACATAGATCCCCACACATTCTCGGCTATATGGTACGCACTTGACATCTATGAGGTTGCGGACGTCAAGTACCTGCCCAGAAACAGCCGGAAAGGAGAGAAGTAAATGTATGATGTAAGCAAAAATGTTTCTGTTGAGATTACACGTCTGCTGAATATTCCTTCCAGCTTGATCAAAGCCGAGTTGGAGGGTATGTATGGCTCTGCTGTACTGCGGGATATGTACGAAATCATTCAGCTGTATGGTGTGTACGAGAAAGGCGTGAAATACCCTGTTGAAACCAACAAGGATTACACTCCTGCTGATCTACGGTACAAGATCACCAGAGCGCTGTTGGATAAGGAGGCAAGATTCTTGTTCTCCAAGTCTCCTGATCTGTTTGTAGACGTGGATCTGGGTGAAACCAAGGAACAGCGAGAGAAAGCCAAAGCTGCCTCTACAGTCTATCAGGATCTGGTGGACAAGGTGCTCAAGGAAAACAACTTCCGCTCGGCGCTGGTACAGGCAGCAAAGGACTGCTTCATTGGTAAGCGCATCGCCATGATGTTCAATGTCAACGTTGAGGACGGTATGCAGGTCAGCTTCTTGCCCAGTCTGGAGTTCGTGTATGACGTTGATCCTCGTGACTACAACAAGCTGACCAAGATCGTAGCATTCTATGGTATCAATGACGAGAAGTCCAAACAGGATCAGCGCATCTACAAGAAAAAGTACTGGCTGGAGAACAACGTCTGCTGGTACTCCGAAGAAATCTACAACGGTATGGGTGAACTCATTGAGACTCTATCTGAGCCGACTGCAACCTTGTTTGAGTTTATCCCTGCCTGTGTAGTTGTAAACGATGGTCTGACCGGTGACCTGATGGGAACATCCGAGGTTGAGCTCCTCGCTGGTTACGAGGGCTGGTACAGTAAGTTGGCTGCTGCTGATATGGACGCCGAGCGCAAGGGCATGAACCCTATTCGGTACACGGTGGATGCCTCCCCCGAGAGTACCAAGGACTTGAGCATTGCGGCGGGAGCATTCTGGGATATCGCTTCTGATCAGAACCAGGCAACGGATCGCGCAGCGCAAGTAGGTGTTCTGGACTCCCCGATGAGTTACAGCGCAGCGCTGAGTACGACTCTGGATCGTATCAAGGGGATGCTCCATGAGCAGTGCGCTGTTCCCAATGTGAGTCCTGATGCTCTGCGTGGTGTCGTATCTTCCGGTAAGACCCTCAAGGCCATCTATTGGGATCTGATTGTACGTTGTGAGGATAAGATGCTTGTATGGCGTCCTGCTCTGGAGCTGATGGTCAAGTGTATTATCGAGGGCGCTCGTCTGTATCCGGAAGCCGGTGCCAAGTATTTGGAAGAAAACCTCCCCAATGTGGAGTACACTGTGCGGGTAGACAATCAGTATCCTTTGCCTGAGGATGAGTCCGAGGAGAAGCAGGTTGACTTGTTAGAGGTCAATGCTCAGACCATGTCCAAGAAAGCCTACATGAAGAAATGGCGGAATCTGACCGATGAAGAAGCTGATGAGGAGCTGCGTCAGATCGCTTTGGAACGTCAGATTCTTGAGGATTCTTTTGTAGACTTGCAGGATCAACAGCAGAATTCTGAAGAAGAGGAGGTTGTTCAGTGAATAAAATAGTAGTTAAGCGAGATCAGGCCTATCTCTACGGACGGCCGGAACCAATTCCCCAGGGGCAGTCCCAGTTCAGTCAAATCAAGTTTGAGTTTTCTGATGAATGGACTGACTTGAGGAAGATCGTACAGTTTGACCAGGGCGGGAAGGCCACTCCCTATAACGTTGCTATGGATGGGGATGTGTGCTTTTGCCCTTCCGAGCTGGTCTTTGGTTGGGTGAATATTCGGGTGAAGGGCTATCCTGAGGACACTGATTCTCCCGTCATTGCCACAGCCAATGAAATCCTGCTTCCTGTATCTATGGGATTTCAGTCCGGCGGTGTTCCCCCTGTCCCCCCGACTCCTGATCTGTATCAGCAGCTTTTGAAGGAGTTCAAGAAGGATTCTCAAGTACAGACTGATTGGTCCCAGTTCGATGATACAGCCCTAGATTATATCAAGGGAAAGTTCGGCGGTTACTACGTGAAGGATGGGAATAATATTTCTGTTTGGGGTGGGCCTTACGGTACTATTCAAGTTTGGTATTCTATGCAGTTTATTGGAGACTACAAGAATAGTCATCCAGAGGACGATGAAGTTGTACATCTTGTAGTTTATAGGGGTGAAGAAGAGCAAGCCTACCAGAATAAGTTTTCCTATTTCACCAATCCAAACAACACTAAACCTTTGGGATTCTGGTTGGGGGATTTTACATCCTTTAGAGACTATGAAGTGACCCTGGTGGACAAAACCATTACGAAGCTTCTGTTCTGGGCTACAAAGGCAATTCCTTGGCCATCCGAATTGCTGACTTTGACGGAGAGTAGCAAGCCTGGAGCAGTAAGTGCTACTCCTAGAGAAGAGGACAACTGGAGCCTGAAGTACCATCCGGTGGTGTCAACTAAAGATTCGAAGAGACGGCTTTACTCACAAAGGGAAACTCTAGTCTACTATGCTTCTCCAAACAGTTATGACGAAGTTCGAGCCTTTTTAATTGATGCATCTGAAGGTAAGCACTACATTTTTCCTAAAGGGTCAAACTATTTTAATACTGAGCTGGGTCTCCAAGACACTGATTATCCGATTGTAATGACTTGCTGTGATGAGCAATATCCATCTGGTACAACAAGAGTGCAGCAGTGGAGTATTGTAACAAGCTCAGGTAAAGTTGGTTCTGCGCGGTCCGATACCAATACTTACTTATTTTCGGCTACTTGGCCGGATACTGGGGGTATCATGCTAGTCACTATTACCAAAGGCGAGGATGACTCCGATGGGAATCCAACCTACACTGCTAATAGGACTTTCGATGAGATTGTAGCGGCTTATAAGGCTGGAGTTCTGGTGTATGCAATTCCCCCAGAGGATTTAGAGTATTGGTGGTGGTATGGAAAGTGGGATACCAATATGCCTGGTTTGCCAGTGGCTGAAGCTTACAGCACTGATGACGTTATCGATGCATTCCTATTCAGGGCTTATTGGTTAGCAAACTCCTATTTTGGAGACGACCAGGCGTATCCTGATGCAACCCTGTTCTATCTAAGCGCAGAGATAGATTGGAGCTTGTCTGCTAATAAGATCGGCATAAACCAGCAGATATCTAACGATTATCCCATCCAGCAACGTTTTATGATTAGCTTGGAGAAATCTGATGACGGGACACTTAGTGCTAACATCTCTTTTAGTGTACTGATGTATTTGCTGAGCAGGCATTGGAACTACAACGAAGGATATGTGGGAATTTATGATGTTCAGGTTCAGTATGAAGATCAGATGTATAGTATGGTTAGGTCTTCTTCTGATGACAGATACATTTATTGGGAATGCCTCAGTCAAGATCCTAGAAGAATCATAACTTCGTGGGATAATTCCGACAATCCAACGTTGCAGTGGCAAGTCGAGGATTATCTGCCTTTTATTAGGTATTATATGCATAAGAATGCCTCTGGAAGCTATGAGGTGTTCGATCCAGTTACCGACGAAGTTATACAGCCTGTACGCATAGCAGTTTCTACCGGAGCACACATATTCTTTGGTAATACTG